TGATACTATGAAGAACTACAAAGATTTTGTATGGCTTCTTAAAGGATAATATTAATGGCTAGAAAAGAAACAAATCCTAAAAACCCAAATTCACCTTTATTTAAAAGACTAACAAGGCTACTATCAGGCCCTATTGTTAACTATCGAAGGCAGCTGCCACATCGAATAAGAAGAAGGCAGGCGGATAAATATGAACCTCAATTTACTTCCGCGAGTGGGAAACAGTTCAAACGTTCTTCTTATAATCCTTTTGAAAATAATCAAGCCAATGTTATGGCCAATCAAAATCGTGTTGAACGATATGTTGATTTTGATCAGATGGAATATACTCCGGAGATTGCTTCAGCTTTAGATATATACGCGGATGAGATGACAACTTCTTCTGAATTGCAGCCGTTGTTATCAATCAAATGTCCGAACGAGGAAATTAAATCTGTTCTTGAAGTGTTATATAAAAACATATTGAATATTGAATTTAATCTTTTTCAGTGGAGTCGTTCGATGTGTAAGTTTGGCGACTTCTTTTTATATATTGATATCGATGACACACATGGAGTAAAAAGCGTCGTAGGTCTCCCCGTTGGCGAGATTGAAAGGATGGAAGGAGAAGACCATTCAAATCCAGCTTACTTACAATATCAGTGGAATACTGCTGGTCTAACTTTTGAAAATTGGCAAGTGGCTCATTTTCGTGTTTTGGGTAATGACAAATTTTCTCCATATGGCACCAGCGTTTGCGAGCCTGCCAGAAGAATTTGGCGCCAGTTGACTTTGTTAGAAGATGCAGTAATGGCATATCGAATTGTTCGCTCTCCAGAGAGGAGAGTCTTTTATATTGATGTTGGAGCTATTGCCCCCGGGGATGTTGAACAATACATGCAAAAAGTTGTGACACAAATGAAACGTAATCAGATTGTTGATCCAGATACTGGTCGCGTTGATTTAAGATATAATCCCATGAGTGTTGATGAAGATTATTTTATTCCTATACGCGGCGGAACTAGTTCTAGGGTTGAAACTTTGCCCGGCGGCGCATATACAGGAGACATTGATGACGTTAAATATTTGAGAGACAAACTATTTTCTGCATTAAAAGTTCCTATGTCTTATTTATCTCGCGGCGAAGGCGCCGACGAAGATAAAACAACACTAGCGCAAAAAGATATTAGATTTGCCAGAACGATTCAAAGACTTCAGAGATCCGTTGTTTCTGAATTGGAAAAAATTGGAATTGTTCATCTGTTCACTTTAGGTTTTAGAGGAGATGATCTAATATCGTTTAAGTTAAGTTTGAACAATCCTTCTAGAATCGCAGAACTGCAGGAAATTGAGAATTGGAGTACTAAATTTACAGTCGCGACAGCTGCAACTGAAGGTTTCTTTAGTAAGCGTTGGATTGGTGAGAAAATCTTTGGCTTGTCTCATGACGAATTTCTTAGAAATCAGAGAGAAATGTTCCACGATAGGAAGTTTGAATCTGCGCTTGAAGCCATCGCAGCAGCAGCCGCAGAAGCCGGCGCTCTCGGCGGAGGAGATTTGGGAGGCTTTGGTGATGCATTCGAAGGCGAAGGTGAAGAGGCCATGCTCGGAGAGCCCGAGGAAGGAGGCTTACCTCCAGACGAAGGCGAAGGCGAAGGCGAACCCCCGCCGCCGGAAGAAGGAGATCTTCTCGCCGCCCCTCCCGGTAAGCGAGACGAGGATTGGTACAAAGTCAAAAGGAGAGGGGACGGAAAAACTACGACATCCAAATCTAAAGGAAAATGGCATACTCCGGTATCTAAAGATCTTCGACCGGACGGAGCCGCCCGAAGATCAAGGCGAGCCCAATATTCATATGAAACTGGAAAAGCTACCAGAAGAAATACACATAAAGGATATTCTGACATATTAAGCCTGGCTAAAGGAATTTACGAGGAAGCGGAGACTAATTATATCAACGAAGACAATATTGAAGAAAATAAATTATTTGAAGTAAATAATGAAGTACGATCTTTGATTAATGAACTGCAAGAGAAAAGTAAAGATAAAAATTTGGAGTCAAATGAAGATGAAAGTAAAATTGAAACACAATAAAAAACGAAATGTTGCTTTTTTGTATGAATGTCTTGTTCGTGAAATAACAAAATCCGTTATTGAAAACGAAGATAAAAAGAAAGAAGTTGTGATTTCGATTTTGAAAGAAAGTTTTTCTAAATTTTCACTACTATATAAAGAATTACGACTATATAAGAGTTTGTACGAGACTGATAATTTAGATTTATCTTCAGCTGAAAGATTAATTCATGAAGCAAGAAATCAATATAATAATTTAGATAAAGAACAGTTGTTTTTGGAACAAAGTAATTTGATTAAGAAAATTAATAAAGATATATCGAAGTCAGTCTATTCTAATTTTGTTCCAAATTATAAAAACTTAGCAACGATTTATCAGATATTTAATTTGGAAGACGGTTCTCCAAAAGATAAGATATTGTTAGAGAATACTTTAATTAATAAATTAGTTGTTGAAAGTAAAGAAGTTCAGAAGAAAATGGTACCTCATACTAATTTGGTGTTGAAATCGTTTATTAAAAATTTTAATGAAGAATATAGTTCAAAATTGCTTGAAGAACAAAAGAACCTGTTGAATAAATATGTTTTATCTTTTGTTGATAATGGCATTGAATTAAAAATCTTCTTGAATGAGGAAGTTGGTAGACTAAATAAGGCCATTTCCTCTTCATTAAAATTAGATGAAATTAAAAATGATGAAGAAATGTTTAGAAAGACAAAAGAAGTTTTACAAATTTTAGAAAATTTTAAAAATGAGAGATTCAATAAAAAGTCGCTTTCAAATATTTTAAAAATACAAAATTTGGTTAAAGAGATCGCAGCTTAATGTCAATTATAATTAAAATAGAAGAGCCTAAAGAAGAAAAACCAGTTCAGGAAACAATGTTTCTGAGAGCGAGAAAGACTTTAGATGGCAATCTTATTATTTTTGATCATATAGAGGTTGATGTTGTTGTGATGCCAAATCAAAATAAAGTTGTTGTTTTCTCAAAGGAACAATTTTCTGATAAAATTTACGAAACACAAAATAGATTGTTTAATTACCTAAGAAAGAAAGGTGTTATAGATCCCGGCACGGTTCAAGGTGGCAATGTTTATGGATCTTTAGAGGGTATGATCCTTGAATCTGTCCGTGAAGAAGTTAATCCTGTGCAAGTTGCTATACACACTATAGGAAAATTTATTAAACAAGAAAATGAAGATCTTAGAATCGCTCAAGAATATGAACAAGACATGGAAGATAGATTGTTAGAGCCTACTGATGAAGATTCAACAGAATTAGGTGAAATACCACATGAGGAGCGCAAAGGCAGTCTTGATCCAAATTTGGTTAAATATCCCCATGCCCGCTCATACATGTATAGAATGTAGGATAGTATGGAACTAATATATTTTATTCTTTGTGCCTATGGCATGACACAAATACTGGCTTATGGTACAATTTTTAAAGATATAAGACCAGAACATCATTTTTTTCATTGCCCTATGTGTATCGGCTTCTGGGTCGGCGCGTTTTTGATGGGCATAAACGGATATACAGAACTATTTACATTTGACAATAGTATTATTAATTATTTCTTATTAGGGTGCTTAAGTTCTGGGACGTCCTACATTTTATGCACATTATTTGGAGATAACGGAGTTAAACATGAATTTAAATACTTGGACAACTAATAAATGGATGCTGCAACCAGTGAGGCGTTGCTGTAAAGGATCGTGACTATATGAAACTAACCAAATCACAACAGGAATATAATTGAATGTCAAAATTACTACTAAGAGAATATTATGAACTTTGTGAAGGCGGTGTTTGCCAAGACTTCTTAACTGAAGCCGAAAAGAAAATGGTTAAAGAAGGTCATGTGTTCCTTAGTGGCGTTATGCAAAGGGCGAATACCAGAAATGGAAACGGCCGCGTCTATCCTGGTGCCATTTTAGAAAGAGAGATGAATAATTACAAAAAGCTTGTGAAAGAAAGACGAGCGCTCGGAGAACTTGACCATCCGGATGATTCAGTTATTAATCTCAAGAACGCTTCTCATCTTGTAACACAAGTTTGGTGGGATGAGGGCGCAGTAATGGGAAAAATACAAGTTCTCAATACGCCAGCTGGCTGCGTATTGAAAGAACTTGTTAATGCTGGAGTTAGACTTGGCAT